CAACGATATTGGCAGAAGATGTCATTTTTAGATGACACTCTTTAAAAGCACATAAACCTGATGTTCCTTGCACTGTATTTATCGCCGACGTTGCAGCAGTACACTGTATTGTGAAACCCTTATATTGCAATCCAGTATAGATTCCGAAGTCAACGACGTTGGCATCGGCTTGAGTAATAATTACAGAATTTGGCTTGCCTACAGCGATAAGGCTCATATTACTGCAGTCGTTCGTTACTGTCTCTGTATATGTCCCGGGGTGAACAAGTATTGTGCCTCCCGTTGTACAAGCCGTAACAGCAGCTTGTATCGTCAGCTTTGCACTACTATATGTTAGACCATCGGCGGCGTCATTCCCCCATTTTCCGACGAAGCATACTCCGCTACCAGGGCGTTGCGAAACAGCACCTGACGAAACATTAAAGTCATACTGATCGAAAGACGCTACGCCCTTCGTTGTCGTCGTGGCATCAGGGATAGCCGCTGTAATATTATTCCAGCTCGACGAGAAAATATACAAAGTAGTCTCATCAAGAACATAACAGAAACCTCCAGACGAAGGCGTCGTTGATATCCACGTTGCACCGTCATACTGAACAACATCATCACCGATAGCGCCATCCCAATCTGCGTGAACTGGAGTTGATCTGTCAAGAATATATCTTGCTCCAACAATTTCACTAGGAGGGGAAAGTGTTGCATCAGCTATCGAAAGAACATCATCATAAAAGTCAGTTGTCGATGATGATAGTTTTTCCCATTGAGCTGCATTTGCTGTATTATTGCGAAGGATATAAAAATCTTCCGTAGCTTTATTTCTTCCAAACGTTCCTACCGTATAGCCAAAATCTGTGATCTTAGGAACGCCCTCAAACGGGACAACCCTCATTCCTACAGTTGTCAATTGTCTAGTGATAGCGTCGATTACTTGTGCTGTCATATTATTCTACTCCCAAAAATTTTATGTATAATCACAGTTTCCGTATGATCTTTTATATACAGTTCCCGATGTTCCTGCCGCAGCCCATCCTGACGAATCAACATCGAGATCGGTATTGACATCGACAAGAGTGAATTTTTTAACACCTGTTACTTTTATCTTATACATGATGCTTCCGTATCCATCGCCGTTGGCTTCGGTGGCATCACTACCTATAATCTCAATTCTATCCCCTGTCGAATAATCATGGTCGGTATCTGTCTGAACTTCTGCGATCAGAGCTTTCGATATTGCTGTGATAGTAACTCCGACAGAATTGTCGATGACATGATCTCGTAAGACAAAAGTATTCGTTCCTGTCGTCGCTTGACGAACTCGTACTATATTACCTTTTGCGTCATAGGTTATTTTTAGGAGTTTCCACCCAGCAACATCAAGTGCTATATTAGGTACAGCGGCTCCTATAAAAACGATATTCGGAGTTCCACCGTATGAGTACCAACTACTGTCATCTGACGATAAGAAAGGCATAAGTTGTTGTTGAGCATCTCTCATCTGAAAAGGGTCGTAAGTCATTTATTTTTCTCCGTTAATCTAAAAATAATGATACTGAAATATATATTATGTATGATTCATTTTTAAATGATTGTCAAGATATGATTAATTGTATTTATATGATACCTATGGTATCCCCGGATTTCTATTTATTTTTATTCTAAATTGTGGTATATATAAAAGCAAGAGATAGGGGTCGTACGTCCGAAAAGTGCCTTTCTCTGATATTTGTGCTGTTGGTTAGGGTAGCTCCCGAGTCTCGTCAGTGAGTAGATGAGAGCCTGCAGCATTCTTTTAATCTCTAACTCAAGAGGTCTATAGTATGAAAGTCAAATGTGATTTCTGCTCTAAAGAATTTGATATTTTTCCATATGCTCTGAAAAGGACTAAACTCCATTTCTGCTCTAGAGAATGTTACTCGGAATTCAGACCAAAACCAGCTCTTGTAAAGTGTCTTTTCTGCAAAAAAGAGTTTAAAAAGAATCTCAGTCAAATCGAAATATATAAAAATCATTTCTGCTCTAAAGAATGTCATATCAAGCATTATCATCTACCTAATATCATAGAAGAACGGTTTTTTAAGTACATTGAAAAACAAGAGAACGGATGCTGGATATGGACGGGGCATGTAAAACGAGATGGATATGGAGCAAGCAGACACATTGGTAAATACGTACTATCTCATCGCTTATCATGGATAATTCACAACGGAGAAATTCCAAAAGGAATGTTTATTCTACATAAATGTGACGTTAGGTCATGTGTCAATCCCGAACATTTATTTTTAGGAACTCATCAGGATAATATGGACGACATGATAAATAAAAAAAGAGACAGACATCTAAAAGGAGAAGATAGTGCCTTGTCTAAACTTACTGACGAAAATGTAAGAGAAATAAGATCTCTATACAAATCCGGAAAATTCACACAAGAAGAGTTAGCTAATAAATTCCCTTGTAGCAGAGCCAACATATCTAGCATAATATTGAGAAAGATATGGAGACACTTGGAGGACTGTTAATCCTCCACCTTAAATTAAACTGTGAAGTTGTAACTATAACTTGCAACCCAGTTCCAATCTTCAGCTAAAACCCCAGTAACAAGAAGACGAATGTTGTTTCCAGAAACATCTGCATCAATCGCAGGCACTCCTGTCCCTGAATCATGGACAGAAACAATGCTCGGCACTCCCACTTCAACCGCTCCTGCGCCGACCCTACGAACGGTGTAAGTTATCGTACCTCCGACCGCCGCAGAATAGTCATCGATGATTCCATTTATTTTAGCTTCGATAGTTATACATGAATTCTCTGGTACGGCTATCGTGGAAATCGCTGTAGGTGTCGCGTCAGCCGTAGCCACTATAGTCCTCCCGCCCGATATATCTTTCCATTTATCTGGAGAAGACGAAGGGTCATTTCCCGTATTTGGAGTCGTCTGCGATACATAAACCTTGCCATCATGGACTACCGCCGATCCAAGATAATACTCCTGGAGAGTTCTCCATTCAACAATTCCCATCTGATGAATGTAAGCCAACACTTGAGACAACGTAAAACCTAAACCATTAAAGTCTTGCAGTGCGGGAGCATCATTTGCCGTTACAATTTCCCACCCAAGAAGAAAATCTGAATTCACATTATCGTCGATAGTATCTGATTGAGCAGTGTCTCCAAAAACAGTCCGTTCCGTTCCTGTCGCTGTCGAAGCGAAAGCCGTGAGGTTTCCGGTAAATCTTGCAATTTTAGTCATCTATCAACCTCTTAATATTTTATACACGCAAACAATGCGATATTTTTGACTCGTGTTTCTGCTTGTGCAGTGTTTGCGCTTGTCGTTGCGCCTTCTTTTGCTCCTGATATTGATGCACCTGAACTTAACACCCCGCTTGTAACACCATTAACACCACTCGGAGCATCTTCACCCTGAACGTGCCGTCCTCCACCGAGAACGTCTGTCGTATATCCAGCTTTGCAATAAGCATCAAGTTCCGATGATTGTGCGCCGATTCCAGAATAGTGAGAGTGTTGTTCAAGTGCGTCATCTTGATTCGATCCCATGACACGACCTATATCAACTCCTGCACCGTCGTCCCAACCTCTGGCAAACTGTCCTCTCATGTCGGGAATGTTGAAAGTCAATGCGCCATCGCCAGCACCATATGTTATTCCTATCGCCGCAAAAAGAACAGAGTATGCCGCCCTTGATATTGCCGCTCCGTTTGCCTGTAGCCATCCGGTAGGAGCTGTAGCCATTGCGAAAAATTGTACTGCGCCTGCGGGAATACCCGCCTCGACAACAAGTTCGTCGATTGCAGTTTTTACATTCGTTGCCGCCAAGCCTGATATCGCATTGTCATAAGTTATACTGCTAGAGATAGAAAGCTCGTCAAGGGCATCCTGTACATTTGTTGCCGCTAGTCCTGAAGCAATATTGTCATAGGTTATGCTAACAGCATCTTCGAGGTCTTCCATCGCAGCCATCAATTTCCAGCTTACTGTATCTGTAGCAGGATTATTGCCTGTGTTAGGCGTAACTTTAGAAATATAAAGATTTCCTGCCGTTATCGTCGCCGACCCAAGATAATATTCTTGTGAAGAATTCCACTCGGCAATCCCCATTTGATGCAGATATGATAAAAGAAACGTTGTTGTGTATCCAAGACCGTTGAAATCCTGCTTCGACGGCGGCGTGCTTGCGCTCACTATTCCCCATCCCGTAAGAAAATCCGCGTTGATATTATCAGCAAGCGTGTCGGATTGTAGAACTCCTCCAAAAACAGTTCTTTCAACTCCTGCGGCATTAGAGCCAAAAGCCGCCAAGTTTCCGTTATATCTAACAATTTTAGCCATTTCATTACCTTTCTATAATAGTTTTCTTAAAAAATACCCGCCCGCTTCAACGAGAGGATCGTCTTTATTTTTAAAGCCTTTGCAATTAACATTATTGGAAAACCCGAAATTATTTGTCGGGTCTGACTGTACAAGGATATATCTAACTCCTTGAGGCTTTGGCAGAACTCCGAGTGCTATGATGATACGAACTCTGTCATCATTAACAAGAGGGCTTATATGTAGTGTTAAGCTCATATCAAAATTATCTTGGACGTAAGCAAGACCTTCAAATAAATCAACAATAGCAATTTGCATCGATACATAATCAGCAGAAGTCATAATACCATGAGCGATATTCTTTCTTATCTTAGCTTTAATAAAAAAGCGAAAGTCTGGATCGTCAAGTTCCAAATCATCATATTGAGATGAAAATTTATTATACATCACACCAAGCTCGCCAAGATCAACAAATTTATCATCAAATTCTGTTGAGTTTGGATTGTCGTCGAATCCAAAAAAAACCTTAGCCAGGACAGAAGGAACGACCCTATCAACTCCAACGATGCGACCTATTATATTAAGCCTATCTCCCGTAGCTTCGTCAATATCAAACTCTACTTCGAATGACTTTAAGAAGTCGAATACCCTTTCCCAGGTTCCAGATTGCAAAGCTATTTCTGCGCGAGCATTCGTCTTTTCCCAGTATTGTTTTATTAAAAGATCTTCGTATTCGCTTGTATAACTCATTTTTAAGCCGTTGTTATAGCAATATTAGCTGTTGAGATAGTGAACTTTTGTTCTGCTGTAGCTGCCTGACTTGCGGCTGTGTATGTGATTCCGTCAAGTCCAACCTCAAGACCTGTTGCAACGAACGTATCACCTGCTCCATAAACGATACTATATAGTTCGCTAGCACTTGCGTTCTCTCCTATATCATATTTCTTCGCAACTAAAGCTTCTGAAACTAGGCTTGTAACGATTGGAAAAGCGGGGTCTTTTTCGGTAAGCGTCATCTTGACATATAGTTCAGTTGGGCTAGGGATGTCGAAAAGCATATTATGAGCATAAGTAAAAGTAGTTCCATCAGGCAACGTAATCTCTTCATTATATGTCCCTGTCACACCACCTTTTAAACCTGTGCCTGCGTTCTTTGTTTTAGCGAGAACCTCGCCTATCTCAGCATTAGTCCCACCTTCAACAATACACCATATCGTATGAGGATCAAGAGTAAGAGTTACATCTACTGAATCAGTATCGTTTTCATATATTTTTAACTTTGTCACGGATTTAATATCTGCTAGGGCTGAATATAGCCCAGAAATAGAACTTGTTTCTGGCGTAGCTAGAGAAAGGTTTCGGCGAATTCTGAGGTCTTCGTCGGTCTCTTCATCTTCTCCTATTGTAGCTATCGCCGCGTTTGTTACTGATAAAACACCGATGATTATCGTTACAGGAATAGTAACTTTATCCACCCCTGTCGATATCGCACCAAAATTCTCGGCGTATAATGTTGTTGTGTTAGCTCCAGATACTATGCTTACAGTCTCTAAAGTCTTCCAGTTTTGACCGATATCATCTGATACTGTGTAGCCTATCGGCAAAGTAGCAGATCGATCGGCTGTAATTGTGACAGAAACGTACGATCTGACAGCAGATTGACGACTTATTCCAGAGAATTTTACAAGCCTGTTAAGAGCTTGTCCGATAGCAAAATCAGGGTCGAGCTGATTATACAGTTGAATCCCGAACGATTGAAGATCGAGCCTCGCCTGTGCTTCTATAGCAACCCTTTGACCATCGGGGCTATCAGAATCAAGATTGATGTCTGAGCCATAAATGGTCTTGTAGCCGTCAGATAATTCCGTTACGATCTCGTCGAAAGTCTGTACTTCGATGCCGTCTTCTGTAAAATTTGGTTTCATCTGTCGACCCCTAGATTACTATTATTTTTTCTTTGAAACTTTCTCAGGCTTCATAGCCATGTCTTTTCTTAAAACTTTAGCTGTCTTTTTAGCAGGAGTTTTTAACCTGCCTTCTTCATGCTTAACTTCAACAAGTTTTATTTTTTCTTCGTTTTGTATTGCAATGGCTTCTTGTTGTTGTTTACTTATCGTATTATATATTACACGAAGCTCTTCAAGAATTTTTTCATGACTCAATTTTATTGGAAATATAAATTCTGCTCCAGTGCTTAAATTCATAACAATAGATTCTTTCATTGAATATGTAATTTTAGGTTCGTCCTGTTTCTCTTCTGTTTTATCAGTCATTTTTTGTCTCCGTTTTGTTTTATGGTAGTATCTCAATTTCTTCGTAATTTTCAACGTCAAAGACATCGTTATAATTTATTATAATACTTATCGCCCGATTTTTTCTATCTTCTTCTATTTCAAGCTTTGAAATCGATTTTACTCCGACCGTCTGTAACACCGATTTCTCAACAGCACTTTTGATATTATCAGTATTACTTTTCGAACTCATAATGTCAATCCAATCGCTACCCGCATCGATATCAAGAAACCAATCATTTTTGAAAGACCTCAATCGCGTTACAACATTCTGCGCGATAGCATTGCTTTTAGTCTTATATGACGCCTTTCCACGTCCAAAGATGAAGTCGCCCTCGCTCGTTATTCCTGCTACTCTCATAAAAAAACCTCTAGTTTGGCGACGCCGTTGTTCCACTTCCTGCCGGATCAGTCCATGTGTAGTTATGTGTATGAGCTGATAACGTCTTCCCGTTCGCTGTAACTTCACCAGAGGTCTCGAAGTCTACAGTACTTGACATCGGCGCACCTGCTACACCGCTAAAGCTCGCCGCCGCTATATTTCCAGAGCATAGTATATTACCAGTTATAATCAGGTCTCCAGTAAGATTAAGATCGCCGACAATGGTCATATTACCTTTTTGATCAAATTTTCCAGTAAGTTTATAGTTTCCTGTGTGATCTATGTTTCCTATATACTCTTTGTCACCGACCTCTTTTATCGTCGTAGGTATATCTATTGCTTTGCTTAAAGGGTTTATTCCAACGATAGCAAAAGCATCGCTATAATCCATCATTCTAAGTTCTGCAGGGCTAACAAAATCTTGTCCATCGTACCACCTATCGAAGCATCGCTCGCTTATTATAAGAAGGCAATAATCTCCTATCGCTATCGGGTGAGCCGTATAACTAGTTCCGCCCTGCATAAAAATAGGAGGAACTTCTACGAATTCAGGAAGCTCTATAGATTCGCCTTTTACAGCTCTATTTATAACCGGGCGAGCGTTTATCGTCGTAGCATTGACTTTCGTAACAACGGCAATAACTGCCGTATGCACGTTAGCAAGTGCGCTCTTTAACGCTATATCAAGTACGTCGATTAGTTGCTTGCTAGTCATTATATTGTTACCAATTCAGTATTAAGCATCCCAGTACACGTTTGTACCCAAGCTTCACCATAATTATCGCCATCATAAATTGCATTTATTATTTTATATATTCCGTCAAGATGAGGAGCTGTCTTGCTAATAAGCTTTACTGCTCGACCGATTTTTACTGTCGGATCGATTAGCATCTTAAATGTTACAAGGCTTGCTTCTCTTGTCGGTGTGCTTATTAGTCCGCTTTTTGCGTTAACAACTGGTATATAGCTACTCGTGATGTCGTCTTCGTTTATCACATAGAGCTTTTCATCGTCGATATACCACGTCTCATCCTCTCCAATAGCATCGTTTATCAGCTTTATAGAATTACCCACCAGAACCCTCGGACGCGTTAGAACAGGACGAGGCGTTATCTTTCCATTCTCTGTATGCGTCATATCCCTTAGAATCTCAGCTATGACTTCTTCGCCGCCTAAAACTGTTGAGCTTGTAAAAGAGTTCATGTAATCGAAGCCACCGTCGTAAGCATCGATTGACGTTGTTATATCCGCTCCCCTTCGCTCATTCGAACACTTATTGATATTGCCTTTGAACATGAGTTCAAGTCTGTCTTTATATCCAACTGAAAAAGAAATTGGAATCAGCTTTACCTCTTCGACATCTTTAACGATAGCAAGCCTTTTCAATGGGCTGAGATTATAAACCTTAATCCTTATCTTGTTAAGTTGTCCGCTTATTGATTTCATACAGCTAAAGACAACTTTCATCGGTGGCTTAATAACCGTATCGATTCCGTTGACGGTTATAGTTAGCTTAAAATCTCTGTTGAATTTTGTAGTTATCATTCTGGAACTTCAACCCCTCGAATGCTTTCCATGTCAGAGGATTCGAGAAGATAAAGAGCGCATCGCCCCTCGCTGAAATCCTCACTCTTGAAAGGATCGATTCCATTACCAGAAAGATCGCGAACTACAAAATCAAAAGGGAGATTCTGGCTAAGGATATGTAATACACCGACTGATAACTTTATCCCACGAACTGCATGAGTTCCGTATTCAGCATCCATACACCACATCGAACTCTTAGAATAGAATCTCAATGTCAGTATTATTTCAGCGTCGCCGAATAATATCGTATGTCGCTGTATAGATTCTGAGCCGATATTTTGAATAACTTTTGACATATTAAAATCCGAATGTTTGTAAAAGATAGGCAAGCGATGATGTTGGCATATCTCCGCCTTTCTGAACACCTTTATCCTCTAGATTTTCAGTCGCTCCGTCTGTTCCTTTCGAAGGAGAAGGAGCAAGTGCTATTTGAGTAAAAATGCTGTCTGCGAATCGTAGTTGCTGTGCTTCTATCCTGAATGAGATGGCGTTGAATTCGTTGTCACGCTCGATTTCAAGATGAGTAATTCTCATGTCTTTATGCAGTCCCGATATTGTGTCAATTTCCATGAGCTGATCGCTCTGGTAATAAGATTCCATGTCTCCGATGAAAGCTTCAACGTTGCTCTTTGAAGCAGAATCGATAAGACCGATAAACCCTGAAAGCTGTTCTCCTGCTTCTATTGCGGCGTCGATTTGATTTACTGCAGATATAAAATTGTTTGTTATCTCTTCGACTTTGTTTGCTTGAGCTTCTGTTCGTTCAGGAATATATTGCGTTATTATACCGATGTATCCCTGTGTTCTCTTTATAGCCTCTATCACTTTTGATGGTCGAATGTGTACGTCTGAAACATTTCCCTCGATTAAAAGGAAAAGAGGATCTCTGATTATATGATCGTTTATATGACTTCCATCTTCAAGATATGTTGTCGGCACGCTTGACGTTCTTATATATCTTTCGCGCGTTCTTACAAGAGCAGTAAATCCGCCGATACCAATTTCTTTTGTTTTGATTGGAAGAAAATGACCGTCGATGAAATCTTTAATAATAGACATTACATACCACCTCCGCTACCTACTGCCTGAGTCTGAGCATCTTCAAGCTGATATTGCACACTGTTCGCGATAACCTCGCCAACGTCTTCGATATTTGTATTTATCTGTATAGAGTTGTTCTGGGTGACAGATGAACTTTCTCCTCCTCGACCGAAAAACTCTCCGATCTTCCCACCTACAAAATTCGGGCTTTTAATAAGAGAAGACACTCTTTCTGCGATTTCAGATTTCCCTCCGATCAGAGGCATGGTGAGATCTTCAGCAACAAAAACGGGAGCTAAAACAATACCTGTAAGGAGAAGCGCAGTTTTCTTTATTGCGCTTCCAACCATTGCTAAAGTTTCAATTGTAGTTTTTGCCCAGAATATAATTTCATTTCCATTTTCGGATAAAAAAGTATTAAAGCCATTTGCAAGATTTTCAAGTTCTGGAGCAAGCCCGATGGCGATTAAGTTTTTCATCCCATCAAATCCGAAGCTTAGGCGCTGAATTGATTTGTTATATGACTCTACTTGAGAAACCTGCTGCGCCGTAAGTATTCCAAAACCTTTTGATTGATCTTGTAGATCTTTAAGCTCATTAGAAGTTTTACCGAGCAATTCAATAAGTGACGGATCGATTCCAAGCGACGACGCCATCGAGCGCTGCTGTGCAAGCGAAAAATTAAGCTCTCTAAATCGTGTTGATATTTCACCCAACACTTCGTCGGCGGTTTTTATCTCTCCGGTAGCTTTCCTTACAGAAATTCCAAGCCTTGAGAAATCAGCGTCTCCACTTAGAGCAGATTTTCCTATCTTGTTAGTGAGGCTCGATAATGTTCCTTCCATAGCGCTTAAACTCGACCCGCTCATTATTGCTGCGAAGCCTAGTTCTTGAATTGTCTGTACTGAGATACCTATCTGCTTCGATAGCTGAATTATCGGATTAAGCGATGAAAGAATATTGTTTGTCCACTTTGTAAAAACAACAGCTGAAGCGGCGGCGGCGGCGGCAAAACTTCCAAGAAGAAGAATACTCTTTCCCATACCTTTATTGAAATTAGCAAGTTTCGTTGTATCCCCTTGGAAAACGAATTTTGTGACGAGTTCTGTTACGACTGCCATGATTAACCCCTTGATGCCTCAGCGATGCTGTATTGCTCTATCGCTTTTGTTATCTGTTCGAACTCTATGAGATCAAGAAATTCGGTCGTATCGAGTTCTCTTATTTCTACGATACTACCATAACCTTGCTTTGATAAGTAAAAGACAGTCATATCGTCATCGGTAATATTAGTTTTTTCGATAAGACTAGGCTCTGCCGGTGGTAAGCCTACTTTGAGCTTCCAGCGGCGCCTCTCAAAAAAGGGTAACTTAGCGCCCCCATCATGGTACTGACAAAGAGTATATAATCTTCTGGATAGGTCTCCCAGTGATCTGGAAGGCGTGATAGAAGGTCTCCATCAAATAATATTATATTGCTTATTACCTTTTCAACCTCTTCAAACTCTTTTGATTCAAGGAATGAAAAATCGCCTTCTTTAACTGACGTGAAAAAAGCGAAAATCTTTCGCCTTTTCTTATGCGTTGTCTTAGTCAAAGTATATACGCGACCATTGATTTCAGCTTCTCCATCTTCATAGACAGCTTTTATCATATTCTGGGCTTCTAAAGCGGCAATAGCTTTTAATTCTTCGTCATTCATAAAAATTTACGTCCTAGAGGTTGCGGGTAGCATTTCTGAATCGAATCGTATACTCTGAAAGAGCATTACCATCTTCGTCGTTCACAGTTTTTGTCGGCTGTGTAGTTATGCTTCCGCTTTCTAGTAAATACGATTCCACGAAATCTGATCCGTCACGTGTAAA